TTCTCTGACCCATACTCACCGGTCTCTTCTTGTTTAGCTTCAACATCATCTTGTGCATCTTGTAAGTTCTGGGCTATGACATTGGCTACAGTTTGTTCAGCTTCTGTGGCTGATGCATCTGTAGAGACTGACACATCTATTTGACTTTGTAAAGTTTGAGTAGTTGTTGTATCAACTGCGACACTCGTTGTCTCAACTGTCTCAGCTTCAACACTTGTAGAGCTTGTAACACTAGCACTCATATCTAACACTTGATTGTTTTGTGCAGTAGAAGATGCAAATTGTTCTGATATACTAGGTGAGTTACTAGTACTTACACCCCCACCAGAATTAGACGATGATACGCTAGAAGCTCCTGTCGTTCCACCTGTAGCGTGTATAGAGTTTCCTGATGTAGTTCCACTAACACTAGACTTAGCTGTGCTTAGAGTAGAGGAGACAACACGTAACGCTGTTTCTTTACTTATTGAACTTTCACTTTCTGAAACTTCAGCAACCAGTTCTTCTTCTATCTCTTCTTCTATAACCTCATCTTCTTCTTCAACCAGCTCCTCAATAAGCTCTTCTTCCGGCTCTTCTGCATACGCAAGTTCTTCTTCCATTGTTGTCTCTTCCTCAAACCACTCCTCCACTTCTTCAATAAATGTTTCTTGAAATACAAACTCCTCAATCATCAACTCTTCAATCGGTATAAAGGCTTCTTCTTCACGCATAAACGGAAGAGGTTCTACAAATTCTTCAAGTGGTTGTAGCTGTTCAAAGATTATATCTTCTTCAAATACAAACTCAGGCTCTTCAAAGATGTCATACTCAGGTTCAAAGATGTACTCTTCAAAGATTTCTGGCTCTTCAAAAGTGTCATACATGTCATACTCTTCGTAACCATAGTCAAATAGTTCTTCTTCATATCCGTAGTCAAAGTATTCTTCTTCTTGATAGTATCCTATATCTTCTTCTTGTCGATAGCCTTGACAAAATGGTCCATACTGTGGGTCTAGGTCACATTGAAAATCATCATAGGCTTCCCAGTACCCTGCACAGCTTACATCATTTAAAGGATTACTACAGTCAATGGTCTCGCTTGTACCATACAACGAACCACCAGCTTCTAATAAAGTATTTGATGTAGTGCTGTTCCAGTCCTTACTTACACAAGAGCTAGTATTGGTTGTTCCTGTATTACATTCATCGTGAAACAAGTATTGATAGTAAGTATCTGAATCTTTCTGTTGTCCAATAAGAACATCGTGCTGTATAATATTTAAGTCACCATACCTAAAATCAAAAGTAGAGTTAGTCCAAAGTATTACTTCAAAACTGTTATCAGTATTACTACGATTATACTCACGCATGTCGTACCAACCAAAGACTGTCTTATCACTAAAGTTCTTGGCTAACATTTTAGAGTTGTTATCTCTTATCAAGTCAGTCCAGAACGGAAACAGTGTGTAGTTGTATTGTGGTAGTGGGTCAGGTGTGTAATCACCACAGTAATTATTATAGTTTACATTGCCTGTACCTAACCCAAAGTGAAGACAACCATTCGTAGCCATACGAGCAGATGTAAATTGTTTATCGTAAAAAATAAATGTAAAATCTAAATTAAAAGCAGACGAAAGCTGGTCGTCTCCTGAGTTTAGACTGGTTGTATTTGATTCGTTTGTAAGGTCTACTAAAGACTGATTGCCTTCGTAGATATACTGACTAAAGACATTAAGACTTAAGAGACACGCTACTGCGTAGCATAGAATTCTTTTCTGCATTGCCTTTTTGTTTTAGTTTTAGTTGTATAAATAACTTTGACTGCCCCAACAACATCTTTGTTTATCTTGTCTCTGTTAGGATTTCTGTCGTGTGTGCATTGCTGTATAAAAAGTTTTTCTTGTTCTTTAGCATCAGGTCTTTTAGATTTGTTTTCTGCCCAAGCTTTAGTTGCTTCTTTACCTATCTGACCTTGATAAGGGCAAGGAGTACCAGCCATTTCCATAGCCTTAAATACTCTTGGGTCTTGACAAAGTATAGATACTGAAGCCACTTTCATACCGGTATCGTACAGATACTTGGAAAGTTTTAAGCGTTCACAGTTCTCGTCAGTCACAGTAGCTCCTGTAGAGAACCCAAATACTTGCCCTTGAAAGGCACCAGAACGACCTACAGTACAGAGGTCTTGAGAGTAAGACATAATACTAGGTGCTATAGCAGAAGCAGGAGGTGCTTTGCTTTTTACGTTCTGATTAATAGTCTGAGTAGAGTTAGACTCGTTAATATTTCTATTAGTATTATCAGACTTTGTATTGTTATTATTGGTATTAGTATTGTCAGTAGTAACATTAGAATCTGAAGTCGATGTATTAACGTTAGTATTGTTATTAGTATTTGTATTATTACTAGTAGAATTACTGTTGTTATTTACGTTCTGATTGACTGTAGAGTTTACAGTAGAGTTAGATGTAGACGTAGAAGTATTAACGTTGTTGTTATTGTTTGTATTTGTTGAAGTGTTATTTGATGTCGAGGTATTTACGTTAGTATTATTTGAAGTATTAACATTAGTATTATTATTAGTGTTAGTATTTACATTTGTATTGTTATTAGTATTGGTGTTTGTATTGGTATTACTATTCGTATTATTGTTGGTGTTGGTATTAGTAGTCACTGTAGTATTAATGGTAGTTAATCCATTGTCTTCACAATACTGTGTACCCGAAGTACAGTCGCCTGTTTGGTCTGAACTTACAGCAAATGACATTGTTAATAAACCTAATATAAATAATGGTCCAAAAAATCCTCTATTTAAATCACCTCTTGACACTTTATCTCCTATTTAGTTTTTGATGTTGATGTATATAATCCAAACCATGCAGCACCTGCTCCGACTACTACTGATATGAACCCTGATTGTTCCATTGTTGGGTCACTAATTTCCATAAACCAAAACGTGGTATAGTATAATAAGAACATATACACACTTAAAAAAGCTCTAGGTATTATTCTCCAACTATCCACAGCTTGTGCTACAAATATTAATTTTTGATAAGGGTTATCGTTCTTGATATCCTCTAACTCTCTTATCCTATCTTTAAGTGCTGACTTTTCTTGCAGCAACTCCATAAACTTATTAAGGTCAATCTCTACCTCATTTCTATCCATGTCGCCACTGAAGCCACCCATATTATTCTGTTGCATAATGCCCTCTTATTTTTTAACTAGGCTGCCACCAAAGTACATACCTATGATTGCTGATACAAGGTTTGTATCTAATTGTGTTATTACCAAGCCTTGAAAAGTTATCCATTCAAATACTTCTCTACCATCTGAAAAGAATAAAAAGCCCGGTTGAAATAATGTATATCCTACTGTTACATCTACACTCGGATAATATACTGCTACCAGTTTAGGTAGTATAACAATTGCAAAGATAGATGATAACGCAATGATACGTCTTGTCCATTGGAATCCTTTATCTTGTACGTTACGTGCAGACTCTACAGCTTTAAGTTGAAACTCACCTCTTGTAATCAACATCTTTTGCTCATCTTGTTTAGCCTTCATACGTTGAGACCACAGACTTAACACACTACTCAATAGAGTAGAACCTAACATAGTTATAATTTCAAATGGGAACATCATACACCTCTTCTAATAGTTCTTCGTAAAGTCTTCTAAAGTTTTCTAATTCCATAAAGCCTAATCCCTGTCCAATCTGGTGCATTCTATAAATGTTATAGGCTGTGTTTAATTGTTTCTCTGTGTAAAGTAGCATATTATTCAGGGCTGTTCCAAAGTTTATTAGTTCTATCAATTGTTGCTTGATTATATTCAGGAACCTTTGAAGCTAATGTATGATGCTGGTATAAGTATACATTCTTACCAGCTTGTTCATCACCTAAAAAGTAAGGAATCAAATGTTTGTCACTTCCTTTTTTTTCAAATATATCTCCATAAAATAATAACTGTTGAGCTTCATCATTTAATTTACTTGTATCTTTACTCTCTCGTATACCATCAAATATATTTTTATCTTTAGGGTCGAGTCTTCTCAATGTTCTATTAATTGCTGGTTCTACACTATCTCTTAAAAATTGATACTTACCTGTAGCAGAACTTCCCAATAAATTAGAACCTAAAGGTGCATTTCTATTATTACTTTCAATCTTTCTTACGTTGGCTGCTAATCTTTGTGCAGAGTCTTTAAATTGTTCAAAAGATACATCTGACATTTCAGGATATTGTGTTTTAAATCTATCATAGTGTTTGGCAAGAAAATTATTTACTCGTTGTGTATCTTCAGGACTAGGTTCTTGCCTTTCTGTTTTTAATTTATCTACAGTATCGGAAGCAACTCTCGATGCTTTTTCAAGAGTATCTTTTATTGTTCCAAAAATAGTACCTTGGTTTAAACCTAACCTATCCATTTGTTCGTCAGATGAAACATTACCACTTCGAGCTTCATCATCTACTTTCTTTAGTAGTGCTGCTGCAGCCGGTATAGCGATACCATATTTTTTTGATATCTCAATAATTCGTGCATCAAATATAACATAGTTTTTATTTTTTTTACCTTTTCTTTTTCTAGTAAAACCATCATTATATTTAATTCCCATAACACCAGATTTTTCTAAAATATCTTCTACATATTTTTTATCTGAAGTATTACCTTTATTTAATAGTTTATTAATACTACTAATAAAATCTTCACCAGTTAAATCTCCCATTGTTACCCAAGCATCTGACACTAATTGTTCTCTATCTATGTCAATAGAATCTTTAGTCCAGCTAGGGTATCTACTATATAAATCAATAAACTCGGTAAGCTGTCTATTATCTAAACGTTCTACCGCAGTTTCAGCAGCACTAATAACTCCTCCTGATTGATTACTCATTTTTGCATCCCAATCTAATAGATGTTTGTCTGTTGTTTTTAAATTTACTTTGTAAAGATTTCCAACATTATCTGGCAAAGGTGTAGTTTTAAATGTTTCTAACTCTTTATCTTTGTCTATAGCTTTTAAAAGGAAGGCTTGTTTTTCTTTATTGTTTCCAGCTTTTTTAGCTTTTTCTGCTTGATCTAATAAGTCTTGGTATTCTTCATTTAATTTTTTAATACCTTGACTTTTACTAATATTTTTTTTGTATCCTTTTGCAATCTCTTCAGTAGTTGTAAAGTATAGTCCTTTACCAAATGCCATAGCACCTTCACCAGACATTAAAAATTCTGTAGAAAACTTATCAAAATCACTAGGTGTTCCGTGCATTGCTTCAATACCTTTAAAGCTTTCATCTTCTAATATTTTTTTCTGGCTATATGGCAAAGGTAATATGTCAAGTTCTGTCGCTGAATAACGTGGTTTTGGTTTACTAATGTTTTCAACAATCTCTTTACCAACAAGTTTACCTAATCCTCCAAATGCAAACTCTTTTCGATACGCTTTATTAAATTTATCTGTTTTCCAACCACCATCAGCATACGCTTCAGCTTCTTCTTTAGTATCAAAAGCTTTAAAGTTTCCACTCTTCTTCATTAACTTCATTGTTTCTGTATTATTGTCATACTGCACAAGTTTACCATCTTGCTCTATGATAGTAGGGTATGCTATAAATTGACCTTCAATATCACCCCAAGCCATTCGATGAGTTTGAGGATTACCAGATTCAGGGTCTCTAATAAACATTTTAGGGTCTGGTCTAGCTATTCGTTTTTCAAATTTAGGAGGTCCTGATGCTTCACCTCCATTATCAAACCCCAACCTATCCATTTGTTCTTGGTAAGGTTCACCAGTGTATGGATTAATTCTATCTGCTGGGTTTTCTTTTGTGTAAGGTACTTTGTTTTCTCCTTCAACTATACCACCTGTAACATAATTACTTCTATAAAAGTCAGTATAGTTACGAGTATATTTTCTATCTTTAGGTCTATCTTTTATACCTAGAGCATAGGCTGCTTCTTTGTCTATTTCTTTTGCAAATATATTTAAATCATCGTAAGGATTAGCACCAATATATTTATTCATAAGACCTTTAGTTCCTATGAATGGAGTTTTACCTGCTGCTGTTTCAACCAATCCTTTTCTTCCTAGAAGTAAACCAAGAGTATCAGTTACTGTTGGTCCTCCTAAACTTAAGACTGAAACTGCAGGATTTTTTGTATATTGAATAGAGTTTTTAAAACGTAACCCATATTCAAGTGGACCAAACAGTCCAACCCTTTGAAAAGCTTTTATAAAGTCTTCATCTTCAAAACCTTCTTCTACTATTCGATCTCTGTTATCTTCATTAGACCTCCAGTAGTTTGTTCCTAATGCTAAACTTGTAGCCATTAAAGCAAAAGCTCCTAGCTTTGCCCCATTAACGGTAGGATTATTAACTGCTGATCGAATATAATTTTTTAAAACTGTATTACTAAACACGGTTGGGTATCTTAAAAACTGTGTTAAAATATCTACTTTTGGATTTGTCATAAAGATAGGTATTCTTGCTCTATCTCTACCTACAGGCATGATAACTTCATTTACAAATCTACCTGCTCCTTGAAGAACTGATTTATAAAAATCATCTTCATATTTAAGCTGACCTGTTAAAACACCATCTTTTCTTTCGGCTCCAAACCCTGTCTTAGCTCCACTATTTAACCATCTAAGTCCATCGTCTATGTCTATTCCTAGATCAAACACTTCACTTTTTAATAGTTGAATATTACGTACTTCTTTTCTACTTAACTCTTTGGTTGCTGTCTCATTAAATATATCAACACCTTCTTTAGAAAGCTTATTTAATTTTTCTAAGTTTTCTTTTATTAAGTTTTTTGCAATATTAAACGAAGCTAACTGTACAGATTTTGTCCAAGGAGTAAGTAAGTTAAGTCTAAAGAATCCTCGTGCTTGTTTTTTTAACCATTCATTTTGTAGTCCTTCACCGGTTAAACGATTGGTAGATTCTGCTAACGATTCATCCATTGCCATAAATACTTGATTCATTTCTTTTTGTATTTGTGAATCTGGCATGTCATATTTTTTTCTTAACAAAATAGGAATATCTTGTACAAAAATTTTATGTCCTTCTTTTACTCCACTTAGTGCATCTTGAATTGGTTTAGTAACAGAACCACTAGTTTTTGTTAGTGGAATCATTGCTTCTGTTAATGATGATACTGTAGCTAACGGTAGATATGCTAATGAGTTAGCAAGTTTCATTGTATCATATGCACCTTGTATTCTTTGGCTATCAAAATAATTTACTTGTCCAGTTATAGATTCATATAACTTAGTAATTCTTTTTCTATCTCCTCTAGATAATCCTCTTCCTCCTCTAGCTTCTCTTAACTCTCTATCCATTGGGTCTAGCCATCTAGCAGCAAATTGATTTGCATTAGATTTTGTGCTAAATCCCGGTAGTAAAAAACTTTTCTTATGCTGTATAGCATTAGCAGCATTCATGTAGTAAGTTACCACAGTGTTTAAATCATTGGTTAAAAACTTTTCAAAAGCGTTATCGTTTAAATCTTGAAATGCTCTTGACTGTGTTAATAAAATAGAATGTGAAGAAAACAACTCGTTGTTCTTATTAAGCATATCATTAATAAGATCAGAAGCATCAGCTTTATCTTTAACAACGTTTTCACTAATTAATAAATCTGTAAATGTTTCTCTGTTTTCTTCAATTGCTTTTCTGTCCCAGCTTCTTGTAAAATAATTTGGAAGTTTTCTTTCTTCTTTTATAAGACCTGCTTCAATAGCATCATCAAATATTTTATTAAAAAACCCTCTTAAGTCTTTTGCAACTTGTTGAACATCTTCGCTGTAACCTTCAGGTTTATCTCCTCTTAAAATTCTAATAACACCTAATTCGTCTGCTTCTTTAAATGCACCAGCTTTACGTAGTGGGGCAGTAGCTTCATCAAATACGCTATGATATTCACCTCTAAGATTTTCTAGTAGTTCACCGTGTCCTAATGCTACACGTTCTCGGGTTAGTCCACCAAAGCCACGACTAAAATCTTCTCGCATTAAATTACCAAGCTCTCTGGTAATAGGAGAAAATTTTGCTTTTGTATCTAGTATAGACGTAGCCGAACCAATTGTATTTGCTTTTAAAATGTCCCCAGCTTCTAAAGTTTTTGAAACTTTATCTTGGAAACTTCCCGGCTCAAGTGTTAAATAACCATCTTCTGAATAAAGTCTATTCATTTTACTATAGAAAAGATTACCTTTTTGTAAAGCTCCACCAAGTAATCCACCTGTTAAAGTTCCTAACGCAGCAGTTCCTGCTAACTCTGGTGTAGAATATAGTTTTCTTATACCAGTATTTAGTTCAGTTGTTTGTCTAAAGTGATTGTCTAGTCCTGTCCATGCTCCTACTTCTGCACCTGTGACTAGAGCTGCTTTCTTAACAGCTTCTTTTCCTTCTTTTTTAAGTTGACCTGCTATAATACTTTTAGGAATGGTAGGACCTACAAAGTTTTTAGCTACTTGTAACCCTGCTGTTGCAACCCCTTGTCTTGCAGCTAATGATGCTCCACCTGTTACAGGAGTAAGTAATGCTGCTGTTATAGCAGTGGGGTCAGTGGTAATATCAATAGCTGCATCTTTAACTAACCCAAAGAATTGTTTCATGCTTCCTAAATCAGCATTATCAAATTCTTTTCTTAGATAATTATAATCTTGTTTTTGTTGATCGGTAAAGTTAGCACTTTGTGCAGCTCGTCTCATACCAGAGTATAGATTAAAATCAGAGTCTCTTAGATATTCAAACACATCATCAGAGTTTTCGCCCACAGATTGTAAAAACCTTTCAGAGACTTCTAAAAACTGTTCATCTTTTTCTAACTCGTCTAAGGTTTTTTTACGACCAGCATAACTTGAACCGATTGTCAAGTTATTTTTAAGAGTGGGAAGACTTCCTTTAAGAATGCCTACACCTGTTAAAGAAGTTAATGCCATTAACTATCCTTGAGTATTATATTTTGAACCACGTGTTAATCCTCTGGTGTTTACCACACCTCTTGGATTTTCAATTCTATATCTATCCCACCATGTTTCAGGAATAACTTCAAAGTCTTCTCTTTTTGCCATTAGAATTGGTCCAGAGTATTGTCTTTTGTTAAGTTCATTTTCAATTCTATTTCTTAATTGTACACGAACTTTAGGTGTTGCAAATATGTCACTTATTCCCGGTAAAGGAGTTAAGCCAGATGTTCTTCTAGAATCTAAAGAAATGTCTGATGGTAGTCCTAACTTAAATGGTAATTGACTGTTACGTCCTACATTTCCCGGCATAGTATTTAATCTTAATGTTAAAAGTTGACCATTAGATAAACTTTCTAAATCCATTTGAGATACAAGTTTGTTGGCATTTTTTAAATAGTAACCACCATCTAAAGGCATAGGATTAAAATCTACATCACCAATAGAAGGTTCTAGAGTTGTAAGATTTGCACCACTATAAATAGCACCAGATGTAATATCTTCTTCATTTAAACTGATGCCAGAGTCTATAAAAATAGAATCAATTTTTGTTTTAAGTTCTTCTCGTTCATCTAAATCTAATTCAAGTTTGTTGCTTGTATCATTAACAACATCTATATATCTATTTCTTAAGGTTACAATGTCTTCTTCTCTATTAGCTTTTCTTAATTCATTAATCATTTTTGGAGTATCATCTAATATAGATTCATCAAAGCTTGTGCTTCTATCTGTTAATCTTAAGTCTATTAAATCTGCTTCTGTCATTCGTGTGGTTGTCATATTATTTTGATCTAAAAATGACAAGACAGCTATTTGAAATTGAATAGGATCATATTTGTTTTCCCAACCTTTATTATTTTTTGTAAAATAATTTTCTGTCATTGAAGCATATGTACCCATATTTGCTTGATAATTAACATCTGCTAACGCAGCTTTATTTGCTTTTTTATCTTGAGACAATATTCCACGAAATACTTCAATATAAGTTTGTTTTTGTTGAGATGTTCCAGCAAGAGATTTGTTCTCCTCAAAAATATCTTTATATGTTATACCAAGACCTTTTGCTTGATTAGGTTGATTATCATTGTCATAAGCATCTGCAACTTTAAATAATCTTGACGGGTCTTCTTCAAAATATTTTCTTTTGTCATCTGAACTTAAATTTTCATATAAAGTAATTAAGTTTCTTCCAGCATTTTCTTTAAGTTTATCTCGTGTTTGATATTCTTCAGGATTAAATTGACCGTCTACAATCATCATATAAGTTCTATTAAGAGCTTGGTCTGATGTTAGTCCGGGATTTTCATCAAGAACTATATTTAAAGCTTCGTGATAAAAACCATCTTTTAAACCTCCATACTCTGGAATATTTTTAACAGCATCTCGAAGCAGTGGAGTCCCTTTAAAGTAAAGACCACTTCTATCAATGTCTTTATTTTTAAATTCTAAAGGAGTATATAAACCTTCAATAACTTGTTGATTTTCAATACTGTCTCTAAAGGTTGATCGGTTTTCTTTAGCTAGTTTTAAATCATTTTGAAGTTTTAATAAACTTTCATTAGTTGTAACAAGTTCTCCATCCGGAGTTCTTTTAGTTTTAAAGGCTCTGTTCCAAAGATTTCTTAATAATCCCTTTTTAGTGGGGTCGTCTTTTACAAGGCTTAACGCAGCTTCATATTCAGCTCTTGCTCGTTCATTATATTTTGGAAAAGTTCGTATAGTTGCTCTAGGGTCTACTGACAAACGTTCCATGTCTCTTTGTATTTTTTCTCTTTCATCATTAAATGCTGCATACATAGAATTTCTAATTGGCTCTGGCTGCTCGTCTACTTCAGACCAAGTAACTCGTGCTGCTATAGCTTCATCAGTATTATTAATGACTTTTGCAGCTTCTTCATTTAAAAATGTTTCTGGATTTTCGTTATATCTTTTTAGCCTGTCTCTTTCATTTTCAAAAGATTTATACTCAGCTTCGTTAATTTGAAAAATTTCATTATATTTTTCTTGCACTTCTGCAGCTCCATCAATAACACTTTGCTTAAGACTAGTACCAGCTCCCTTTAAACCATCTGCAATAACTTGTATTCCTAGTCCTTTGTATACATCTTTTTTATATGAGTCACCGGTACTAGATAGCAAACTTTTGGCTACTTTACTAAAAGTTTCTGACATAGGTTTAAATGGACTTTGTTTAAAATCTGCCATTAGCTTTCTCCTTGACTTAATAAACTTCTAATTTCTGGACCTTGTTCTTTAACTTTGTCTAGAATGTTTTGTGGTACAACACCACTTTTAATTTTTTCAGGTTCTATTTTTTGTTTCATAGTTCCGTTTTTAATATCTTCAAAGACAGTTCTAAATTCATTTACTTGTTGATTAAACTCTTCTTCGTAATCTTCATCATCTAGTTCATCTAAATCATTACTATCTTCAATGTTATATTTAATATTAGCTTCTTCACCAATTGCCATAATAATATACATAACAGGTTCGGCTAACAACATTAAAACATCAGGGTTAAATTTACCCTCTGTAAATTTTGCATAGAGTGAAACCATTGCGATGTCTGCAACCGGTGCACCGTTAGCTAAAGCCTGTACAATATTTTTCATTGCTTCTGGTTGAAATATTAAACCAACCATGTAATCTAATGCATGTTTAGGATTAGCAAACTCTGCAGGTCTTTCCCAAGGATAAGGTTGTTCAGGGTCATTGACTAAACTTTGTCCGGGAATTGCACCACCTTGTGAAGATAGATCAACAATTTCATCTAACGCTTCTTGATTAAACCTAGACTCTCCTCTTATTTTTGGTCCAGTATCTGGAGCCATTTCGTCAATTGTAAATCCAGCATCTAACCCGTCTACAATAATTTGTCCAGCAGCATCACTAATACTGTCTGAAATAATTGGTCTTGGACCTCTGTTAGGTTTTGCCATTATGTTACCTCTATAGTTTGTTGTTGAAACAGTGGCATGTTACCTGCTTCTGGAGTGTTACTGAATGTAAAATATTTTGAGTAATCATCTGGATTAATATTTAACTCATTACTATATATACTAATAGGGTCTTTTCGTGCTCCACCTTCTTCTCCAATTCCAGCACCTCCTCTTCCTGTTGGGTCTCCTGCCATTAATGATTGAGCATAACCATTTAACATTGTGTTAGCAACTGAAGTTCCGGCTGCTGTTACAAACCCTGTAGTTTTAGGATATTTTTCTGCAAAACTTTGGTTAGCTGCTGCTTCTGGAAACCCTGCACTGACAATATCTGCACTTGGAACACCATAAGCTGTAGCTGTTTGAGCACTTTGCTGTCTTAAATATGCCATAGTTTCCGGACTAGCTCCTGCACTTTTTGCTGCTGCCATTGCAGCTTGTTCTTGACCTAATAATGTAGTTGGAGTTGTTGTAATTGATGCTTGTTGTATAATAGCTTCTTTTGTTGTTAAGCCACTATCAATAGCACTTTTTATATCAGCTACACTACCTCCTCCAGCATCAGAAACTCTTTGAATTGATTGTTCTAAGTTTAAGTTATCTGGGCTTAATTGAACACCTGCTTTAACTTGTGCTTCTGCCATTGCAGTTTGCATTTCTGGAGTGACTCCCATTCTACCGGCTTCAGTTGTAAGACCTGTAAAGTCTGTAACTGTTGCAGCAGCACTTCCTAATGCTGTACCAACAGCTTTAAAAGGAGTTGCAATAAATTTAGCTGCTGTTCCTGCTGCTCTAGCTACTGCAGTAGATGTACCAAATAAAGTACCACCTGTAACTGCTTGACTAGCATTCATCATCCATCCAGCAAATGTGCCACTGGCTGCTGTACCTCCAGTAAAAGCTGCCACAGCAGCACCTCCCGTCACTACGACTGCAGCAGCAATAGCTAATGCTTTAAGTATTTTACTAGAGCTAATCTTTTTAACTACTTTTTTAACTCCTTTAACAACACCTTTAACTGCTTTTTTAATACCACGTGTTACTTTTTTAAAAGCTTTTTTAATTGATTTAAATAATCCCATTATACTATCCTATTATATCCTCTGTTATAACACCTATTAAATTTTTTAAGTTTCCTAAACTTGAACTATATTTAGAGGGGTCTGAAGCTAGTGCAGTATTTACAAGTTGTGCAATTCTGCTTCGTTCATTTTCACCAGCTCTAAAATCAAAATCAGCTTGATCTCTTAGTTCCTGCCATAAAAAAGATTGTGCAGTTTGTGACATTGAAAAAGCATTCTGTGCGTTCTGCATGTTGACTGCGTTCTGAGCAGCAGTGTTAGCTACGTTTGTTTGTCTTCTCCACTGTACGTTAGAAGCTTCAACAGCAGCAACGTTTTGTGCGTTCCATTGATTCCTTGCAAAGTCTTGATTAGCATTAAACTGATCTACTTGTGTTGCTAACTGAGCATTAAATTTATTTACATCAGCTTCTCTTTGTGCATCTCTAGCTTCAGCAGCGTTAGCTTGTGTAGCATTAAATTGTGCTGTAGCATTTTGTTGACCTGCGTTAAACTGATTAATCTGAGCATTTAAACTAGACATAAACTGATTGGTTTGATTTTCACTTGCAGCATTAAACTGAGCTGCAGCATTTTGAGCAGATTGATTACTTAACAAACGTTGTTGAGTTTGTTGAGATTTTAATACGTTAGCTTGTTGCTGATTACTTAGATTAGTTAAATCCATTTGTAAAAAGGCTTGAGCATTTTGTATCTGGGTACGCTGATTAAAGTCTGCTTCAGCTAAATTAGCTTGAGACATTATTACAGCATCTTGCATAATACCTTGTTGTTCCATACTAGCATCTGTTAATCCTACAGTTTGTAAAAACTTACTGTTTGCTAATGCTGTTTGTTGGTCAGCACTAAACTGAGCCATGTTAAGCTGGAAGACATTACTTGCATTTGTTAATGCTGTCTGTTGTCCTCTAGCTGCGTTAGCTTCAGCTTCTTGTGCTTCTATTGTTTTTTGTTGTCCTACACTTTGCTGTATTGCTTGTGCATTAGACTGAGCAATAGGCATTGCTGATTGTATAATAGCATTGAGCAAAGCATCTCTTCCGACTGTGGATGCGGACATACCACGTTGAGCTAATACAGACTCTACTGCTGCTACAGCAGGTCTAGCCCATGTAGGAATCTCACCTTCTTCAATACCTTTTAATAAGCTATCTATTTGATTAGATACTAAAGCTTCTTCTGGTAATCCTTCAATAATACCTCTTTCAGCTTCACTAAAGTCTGCTAGTCTAGCTTCTAAAGCTTCTGGGTCGTTACCAAGCTCTATAATATCTGCATCACTTAGTCCAGCATTTGCTAATTGTTTCTTAGCCCTTGTAACTCTCGCTAAAGAACTACCAACGTTCATTACAGCAGTTGATTGAGCTTCAGGACTTAACGTACCTACAACTCTTTCAGTTAAAGCACCTTCTGGTATTTCTACATCTGCAGCTTCAATAGTAGGTACACGTTCAACACCTGCAGCTTGTGCAATAGCATCGTCTGATACATCTCCTGTTGCAGCTTCTACTTGTGCATCTGTGCCAACTGTAGTTGCTGCCATTTGTGCAGCTTGTATTTGTTCTGGTGTTTGAGCTTGTGCAGTTTGGTCTACTGTAGTTACTTGTTCTGGTGCAACACGCGGTGCAGGTTGTGCAGTCACTGTAGTAGGTGCTGCCATAGTAGTAACTTTTTGTTCTGGTAAAGGTTGTCCAGTTACAGGGTCAATTCCTGCTTGAACAGGAGTTCCTATAACTGCAGCTTCTGGAACTTTACCAGCAGCAGCATCGTCAATAGATTGTCTTAGTGCAAGGTCTTCTGGAGAAGGTGTAGGTGCAGGTGTAGGTGCTGGGGTTGGCTGTGTAGCCGGTTTAGTTTCTATGTCAAGTCCGGGTCCACCAAATCCGGGACCTCCGGGAGCATTAGGTACTTTAGTAGGCAGGTCAGGATTATATCCGGGAGTACCGGGAATATTCATATCAAATTTAATATTTCGATTATCCTCTTCTCTTAAAACTTGTGGACTATTATCTTTACTTGAAAAAGAATCTACAGGATCAGAAGTAATACCTCTGAGTTCTTCTCTAGTTGGTTCATATAACGTATTTCTTACTCCTTGAGGATTTTTAAATACATCTATTTGACCGGGAGTTCCTTTTGCATAACCAACCCTACCACCTTGAGTATAGTCTTCTCTAGCTATTCCACCACTTCTTTTTCTATTTCTTCTTTTTGCCATTATTAAATCCTATATACCTATTTTACTTAACTTCAAAGAGTTTGTCAACCTTTTCATGTAACTTTTCCATTCTTTCCATTAAGAGATTAAAATCATCTTTTAGTTCTAGTTTTGTGACATACTCTTTCGCAATCTCTTCACGTGTTTTATTGATGAGTATGTCTTGTCTTTTAAGCTCTGAAGAGTTTTGTCTAATCTGAAACCAGATTGGAGCAAGTATCAAAGTTATGAGAACATTCCAAACAATGTAAGGTGACACCATTTCCATGTTATATTATCTATTCAGGAGTCACAGGTACAAAGTTACCTGTAATGGTTAAGCCTTCTTTGTCTGCTGCTAGTTTAATTGCATAGTCACTTAAACTTGTGTAAGTGCTATCGTCATAATTTGGACCAGCACCAATACGACCTTCTTTAGCTTCTTCCCAAGTTCCGGGATTTGTGCTTGATTCATTTACAAGTCTGCCACAAGTATACTTACCTGCCATAGTTCCACCTGCTTCTTCAGACTCTTTAATATAAATCATATTAACGGTTTTACCATTAATTGTTGTTTCTGTTACTGTCTTTGCCATATTTTTCTCCTATTCACTCCATGCTTGAGTTAAATCATAATTATAAGTTGGGTGGTCTGCACCTACTCCTATCATTGGTGTTTCTGCAGAACCTCCTAAGTAATACATTTCTAGATTGTTACTATTCCAATAGTCTCCACCAATTCTACATCTAATTTGTAAAGTATCTGCATCTTGAACAGTCAGTGTAGGGTAAGTTCCATCTCCTGAACCACCACCATTAAAACTTGGGTGTCCTCTGTGAATGACTTCTCGTATTTTTGTAGCAGTTGCATGTATCCCACTACTAGCATTATCGTATCTTCTTTGGATAACCCACTCTTTCCAGTTATTACCCCAATAGTAAGTGCCCCAATTATGAGTAGCTATATAGTGAGTTGTAAATCTAGTATCAAAATTGCTTCTTACATCTGCTGTGCTACTAGGTACAGTTACCGTATCTTGAACATCTACAGGTAGATAAAAATCAAACTGCATAGCTCCACCATTAGAACCATCATGTCCACCATTACTAGCATATGTGTTTGTTTGAGCACATGCTATCATTATCCCACCATTTCCACCTATTAAAGCCATATTAATTTACACCCAAAAAGTTTGATAATATCTATCGTCATAATCTGCACCTCTACTACCAAGTCCTGAAGGTGCTCCTGAATTTCTACCAACAAAAGTAACATCAGTACCACCACCTAAATAATATACTTTAACTTCGTTTGCTGTAAAATAATCTTTGTCTTGTCTGACTCTTAATTTACCTGTTGCATTATCTTGAACTGTTAAAGTAAAATCATTTGATGAATCAAAACTACTATAGTTATCTCCAACTTGCTCACTTAACTGCATAATATATCCACTTGAACTAGCATTTGGATTTCTAAAATAAATATACTCTCTATATACTTGTCCGTAATAATAAGAACCTACAGCATGTATTCCTAGTTTTATAGCACACCCAGAAGTTGAATTTGGGTGTGTGGCTGCATGTAAATACACAGGGTCTTGAGTGTAGTTAGTTCCACTTGTAGGTTTGGATGTTTGTAATGAATCAATATTAGTTATTATAGGAACTACAAAGTCCATTTGTTTTGCAACGTTATCAGTATTTTCTGCTGAACTAAAAGCTGCTATAATTGGTCCTTTAAATCCACCTATTAATGCCATGCTATACTCCTATTTCCAATCATCGTCTTGTCCATATCTAGAATCATAAGTTAAGTTTCCAATGTATGGAACTCCACCACCACCATTAATAATATGCATTTCAAAGTGGTTACTGTTCCAATAATCAGGTTCTCCACCACCACCAACATTTAATCTAAATTCTCCTGTTGCAGTATCGGAAGAAGTAATTGCAGGATATGTATCTCCTGTGTTCCAGCCCGAATGTACTCTTGTATGTACAGACCAGACTGTTGTAATTTTTACTCTATTGGCTGGACTTGCTTCTCCGGTGTAATGACTTTGAATATTAAACAGTCTAGCAGTTTTACCTTCGTAGTAAGTACCGTACTCAGCAACTAAAATTTGACATGCATTGGCTAAGTTACTTGAATTATAAATAGTATCATCAGCATCTTTACCTGATTGAGCTGCTGTTAGTGTAGCATTAGGCATTACTGAACTTGCATTAGAAAAACAAGGTATTTTAAAATTTACATAAATTTCTCCAGCACTATTTATAACAGTAACCTCACTTGCAGTCTGATTGGTTTGACCATAGCCTACCATTTGCCCATTATTACCACCACCGTAAAGCGACATATTAAACTTCCTCTAATTTAAACTTGTATTGTTTGCCTGTTTTTCTATTTATAATAAATAAATCTTCAGAACCCTCTTGAATTGTCCAAGAGCCTTTAGTGTTGTCTACTTCGTTAGCATCGCCTTGTTCATTAGATAACTGTAAGTCATTGGTGTAAATGTTTCTCCAACGAGTTGCTGTAGCTCCTAAGTCATAAGTATTGTTTGCACCCGGAAGTAAGTGTCCGTTGTTATCCAGAACAAGTCTTTCTGTTCCAGCAGTATCAAATCTAATTTTATCCTCATCACTGCTTTCTTCTACTTGAATTTTTGTATCTCCATCGGCATCGGCTGTAGACCCACCTCCAGCATCTTCCCAAGCTACTCCACTTCCTGTTGAAGTAAGTACTTGTCCATCTGAACCTTGAGCACCATTAACTTTAAAGTTTTCACCGTCTATGGTTGTTGCATCAACTAGCCCTGCTACAGTTACTGTGTTAGCAGTTAAAGTTATTAAGTCTGTATCAGATGTATGACCAATGGTAGTACCATTAATAATTACATTATCAACTGTAAGAGTTGTAAGTGTACCAAGACTTGTAATGTTTGATTGAGCTGCACCTGTTACTGTTGCTGCAGTTCCTGATACATTACCTGTTACATTTGCTATAAGTGTACCGACTGCGTAGCCTGTTGCTCCTGTATTAACTGTAGTACTTGGTGCTGTTTGAGAATCTACAAATAATGCAAATGTATTATCAGTAGATGCATCAAAATACAAACCAGCATATTTAGTTGTGCTAGATTCTACATATTTACCATAGAACCCAAAGTCTGTAGAGTTACCACTGTTATTTTGTGATAAAGCTTGGAAGTTAGAATTAGATAGTAACGAACCTGTTTGTGTTGTACTACCTGTAACTACTAAGTTTCCACTAACTGTTAAATCGTTAGCAATGGTCACATCATTAGATAGTTTATCACCTGTAACTTGGTCGTTTGCAATATGAGCTGTATCAATACTACCGTCTGCTATTTGAGCAGAATCAATAGCATCGTCTGCTATCATAGAATTTACAATAACATCACTACCAATTACAAAGTCTAGAGTATTATCACTATCATCATAGGTTACTGATATACCTGTTTCTGTATTAGAACCAACCATAGCACCAACTGTATCTGAAATAGTTTCAGCTAGAGTTGTACCATTAACTGTTATAGCATCTGCTTCTAACGTACCATCAATATCAACATCACCTGAAATATCTAAAGTTGCTGCTACTAGTTGACCACCAATAGTTAAATTACCAGAACTAGGATTATAAGTAAATCCTGTATCAGTTTCTAAACCTTGTGTTCCTGTAGCTCCATCAACAAACACAGGGAATATATTTTCATCTGTACTATTATTAGCTGTTATAGTTGATGCTGTAGCTATTGCTGCTGTACCTGTAATGTCACTTGAAGTTAATGCAAGTGTACCTGTTGTTGTAGGTAAAGTTACAGTAACATTTCCACTATAAGCTGCGTGAGCTGCTGCTTCTATTCTAGTATAATGAGCATTAGATGATTCACAATATAAATCAATTCTTGACTTAGAACCACCATTTTTAATTGCTATAGCACCTTGAGATATTGCTACTCCATTTGTAGAACCACCAGCAATACCTAATGTTCCTGCAACGTCTCCATTACCTGAAATATCTAATGTAGCAGCATCAAGTTCTCCAGAAATTGTAATGTTTCTACCACCAGTAATATCTTTATTAGAGTCTGTAATAATAGCTTTACTAGCTATAACAGTTCCGTTAGTTATGCCATCTATAAGGTTTATATCTGCTGCACTTGCTGTTACACCATCTAATATGTTTAACTCAGCAGCAGTACTTGTAACACCATCAAGGATATTAAGTTCTGCAGCAGTAGATGTTACACCATCTAAAATATTTAGTTCTGCTGCAGTTGATGTAACTGCTGTACTGTTAATAGATAAAGCATCTGTTTCTAGTGTTCCGTCTATATCTACATTTCCAGATATATCTAAACTAGGAGCAACAATTTCATGTGAAAATACAAAGTTATCATTAGAAGCACTCCAAGCTATTGATGCATCGTTTGAAGCATCTACTGCATCTTGTATAGTAATACCAGCACCATCTGCTGAAGCTGATGTATCTCCTGAACCTTTGTTAAGTGTTATATTTTTGTCTTCAACATCTAACGTTGCTGTAGATAAAGTAGTTGTACTACCGTTTACTGTTAAGTTTCCTGTAACTGTAACATTACCACCAACTGCTAAATTACTAGCCATGTCAACAGCACCATCAATATCTACAACATCAAGGTTTGTAGTTCCGTCTACATCAATATCACCACTTACATCTAAAGAACCTGCATCAAGTTCACCTGTAAGTGTAATGTTTCTAAAGCTTCCAATGTCTTTATTAGAATCTACTACAACTGCTTTAGAAGCTGCTACAGTTCCTGCAGTAACTCCATCAATTGTTTCTAATTCTGCTTCAGATATATCAGCACTACCAATAACAAAGCTTGTACCTGTAATAGCTGTACCTGTAATTGCAGCAGCACTAGAGCCACCAATTATAGCACCATCAACTGTACCACCATTAATGTCTGCAGTATCAGCTACAAGACTATCTATGTTAGCAGTACCATCAATATACAAGTTTCTCCATTGTTGTGAAGAACTTCCTAAGTCATAAGTATCATCATCATCAGGTATAATATTAGAATCAACATCAGCACCAAAGACTACGTTATCAGTAGCTGCATCACCCATAGTGATTGTACCACCGTTAAAAGTTGTTGTACCTGTAACTGTAAGATTACCACCTATACCAACATTACCAGTAGTAGTAATAGAATCTATGTATGCATCTTTAAAATATAAAGAACTGGTACCTATATCAATATCACTGTCTGTAACAGGTACAATAGCACCATCGGCTATGTATAACTGTTGTACAGGACTACTAGATACTTGTACATAAAACTCAATGTAGTTATTTGTTGTATCAATTAATACTTTGTTATTGGGAGCTGTTTCTCCTGCATCTCCAATCAATCCTATAACTGGACCTTCAGCAGTAGTACCGTCATGTTTATGACCACCTGTATTGCTAAATGCACTTAAAAGTTGATTGTATTCATCATTGAATAGTGCAGCAGTTATCGTGTCTCCATCTACGAATGAACTCTGTCTTATGTAACCTGCCATTTGTTTATCTCCTACCTGAAGGTATAAAATCTATATATAAACCATTTATTATATACGGTGCTTTTGTATCGTCTGAAATTACTGTAAAGTTATTACTTGTTCCACTTCCTTGTAATGGTATTCTTATCATTGGGGCTGCTGTACCTCCGAATACCGTTGCATTAAAAACAGCTTCTGCAAATATTGCAGGTGGATTAACTGTTCCAAAAGAAAAATCACTTGCTGGTTGTGGAATATCTTGACTATTAAAATCATATTTAACTTGAAGTGCTGGAGTTACAATTCCTTCTGCTCTAACAGATACTCTAACATAGTGTAAAGTTTTTAAAGTTCCTAAGTCTCCGTAGTCATAGTCTGGTGTGGCATATCTAGCAAGTATGTTAGACCCATTAAAGTTGTTACCTGAATCGTGTACAAGCACATAGCCATCAGTATCACCGTGAAAATATTTTTCAACACCATTGTTATCAAATCCAGCTCCTATACTGGTTACTTCTATTCCTCTTGTTTCTGACCACTCAAACCCGTTTGGTCTAAGTGTTCCTATAATTCCTTGTTGTTGTGCGTTAATAACTGTAGTGTCAGTATAAAATAATCTATACTGAGACTTTTCTCTAATAACGGTACTTGAAATTACATACTTATCAATGTTTTCTGCTAACTGTGTAATAATAGGTTGTATAGCTTTACTAACTGTACCTAACTCAACGTCTCCAATCCTTGCAGTACCAGCAACCGTTCTTAGTCCATCGGGTGCTAAGAATATAAGGTCACCACCTATTTCTTGAATACTGTAGCCTGATAGACAACCAATGTTTTTTGCCACTGGAATTACTACTGGTGTACCGTTTATATCTTGTAGCTTAAATATACTGTTTCTACAAAATATAAAAAGTTCATTACGGAAACTTTTAATTCCTACTATCTGGTCTGATAAGGTTATAGAACCTGACTTATTACCATCAAAAGTTGTAGGGTCTAATAGTGTGCTATAAAATACTGTACTAAGATTATCCTCAACACCTGCTACAACTAAATGTTTATCGTGTATTTCAGAGTGTGTTGCAAACTTTGTACCTGTTACAGTTATCTCACCACTAAAGTATGTTCTACTATTAATGTTAGAACCTGTACCTTCCATTCTAAAATAATAAGGCTTGTTAGCTCCATCACAAATAATTAACAGTCCATAATCAAACGTAGCACCTTCAAACAATGAAAAGCTAATCTTGCCTTGTCCTGTCCTAGTTAGTGTACTACGACCTGTAAAGGCTGAGTAGTTATCTCCACTAGCATCTACAGAACTTCTACTAACATTTAACCAACTTGTACCATCTTGACTAAAAAATATTCCTGTCGATGCACAAGCTATAACACCATCTCCATAAGGTATAACCCCATGAATTGTATCTGTGCTTCCACTTACTTGTGCAGCACTACCAGCTCCTAATCTACTAAAACCACTAATACGTCTATAACCACCTTTAATAGAAACTTCAAAGTTTCTAAGTTCTGTAGCTACACCGGGAGTCTTAAGCAAATCAATTTGGTTAGTTGCTTTGACTAAACCACCGGCACATGCAACTGTATAGGGTTGTGATGTTGCCATAAATTAAAAGTATTTTCTATCGTCTGTCATAGTACGAGGAGTAGGATTAATCAAATTAGATTTCATGCTCCTCAATGCTTTTTTGTAATCGTCCATAGCAAACGCTGCTTGTTGTGGAGATTCTTTAAACTGCCATACATAGTATCTGCTTTTAGCAGTTATGACATTCGTGTATTGTTCTGGGAATACAACTGTATCTCCATGAGCTGAAAGCTTTGTAGGCTTTTCAAACGCATAGAAGTGCACGTTGTAAACTTTATCAGGGATTGGGCTTAAGCCAAACTTCCTGCCATCTGGTGATTTAATAACTCTGCAAGGCTCACCATAAGCCTGTGAATCTGCATCGTCTATGTTTTCGTTGTCTCTGTAATATCTTTTCCAATCAGCTAAGTTTAAAAACTGTAGTCCTCTTGAGACAAAAGGAGCTGATTCACCACTCACGTTAATGGTGGTTAAATAAAAATCATCCCAGTCTATCGAAGCGTAATCGTCTTGAACGCTTGAGCTACTAGCTTTTAACTCGTACCATCTAGTACCAGCCACTGTAGCCACTGTCACGTTTCCATAGAATGGGTCAGTTCCACCACTTTCACCTACTGCAAAAAATGGTAACTGTGGTTCTTCATTTGCTATATCGAATATAGACTTGTTGATGGCATCCTTAGTAAACTGCTGAAGTCCTACAGCACTTGAAAAGTTTGCAGACGTAAGAGGTATCTCATTGAGTTCTCTTAGTACTTCGTTAGTTAAATCTAAATATGTTGTTGCCATTATTTTTTATGAACCTTTTGAATTGGAAAGTTTGCTTCTAAAGTAGCACCTTTATGCTTGACAAACTTGCCAGTGTGTTTCATTAATTTATAACTACCATTTTTCTGTTTCATCCAATGGTGTCCTTTTGGAGCTTTAACTTTCATGTTTTAAAGTTCTTTTGCTTTTGGCATTTCACCATTGCTATAATGAGGTTGTCCACCTTTGTTATACATTGAACGACCCATATTAGCTTTTACTCGTTCAGGTTTTTTAGAACCGTAAGAACGTTGTTCTCTTTTAGGCATCATTTTATCTTTGTACATTATTTTTTTTCTCCAATTTTTTTAATTTTATCTTGTTGATAATTTACTGTTAAACTTTCGTTATAACCTGCCATGTCTTTACACATCTCTTCTTTTTCTTCGATAGAGTTATAATCAGATATGTTGCCACTTGGTTTTGGATTTCCTGTTAATCTTTCTTCCATTTTTATTCCTTTAAAAGTGGAGGAGTCCGGAAACTCCCCCGTTAGACTGTTTCGTCAATACCGTGACTGTATTATTAACCCGCTTGAGTTGTAGTAATACCGTCTTGAACTTTACACTGACCATTTAGATACCAGTTTGTACCATCAGACCATACATGAACAAAATCTCCATGTACTGCCTTGTTAGCTACAAACGAAATAGTATCTGCATCAGTAACTGTAGCGACTGAACCTGCTGCATCTTCCGGAGAAGATACGTTACCCACAATAATATTAGCACTTGATGCTGTTACTACTGTATGAGTACCTGTTGGTTCTGTTGCTCCAACGTAAAACCAATACTCTAAACCTGCTGCTGGAGTAGGAAGAGTTTGAATTTTCGCTGCTGCTACGTTTAAAACGTAACGTGTGCCTGATTCGGCTGCTGTTATTGTATTCGCTGCGGTGATTGCTTCTGTGTCAGAAGGTTTCTGGACTTTAGTCGCTAACTCACGAACATCATTTGTTCTTGCTGAGTTACGTCCAGTATCTCTTATATTTACAATTGCCATGTTATTTACCTCTTAGTAAAATTATGCGTTAAAAAAAGAGGAGGAGTCCGAAGACTCCCCCAAGTTTGGTATTAATCAATACCGTAGAAAGCACCTACAATTGCTTCGTCTCTTAGTACTTTCGCACCATAGACATGCAATCCTCTCACAATATCACCAAAAGATGTTGGGTCTCTAAGGACCTCAGTTGATGTTATCGATTGAGCAGTAGCTGTAGATGAAATATGTCCAGCCAAACATTTACCAGCAGCATTAGATGTTGCAGCAATGTTGTTTGATTTGTACATGCTAAATCCACGTAGTTTTCCACTTGATACTAAACCATTTCTGATTGAGCCTTGTCCACCATTGTAGTCTACAGACAACAATTTAGAACTAGATTGTCCTAGAACTTCATAGAAATCAGGACTTGCAACAAACCAACGACCTTCTTCAGGTACGTTCTGTTCGTCTAATAGTCTTGACATTCTACCCATAAGGTCTAGAGGGTCATGTTCGTTAGAATCAAAACCGATGTCTATATTACCTGTACCGTCAAAAGTTCCAGCAGCTAAATCAGTAGCGTTGTCAGAACCTAAGACATGGTTAGGTGATGAAGCAGACAATCCTGCAAACATTACAGCTAAAACAGCAGCATCATATGAATCTTTCAATGCATATGCAGCAGAGCTTGAAGCTACTTCTTTGAAGTTGACGTGTGACATTTTACTCTCAATATCATCTACGATGAATTTAAAAGCTTTAGCACTGTCAACAACCAAAGATGTTTCAGCATCTGTTAGTAATGTAGCAGTTGTATCGCTACCTCTTGTGTAATCTGACACAGAGATAACGGGTTCTTTGATAATTTTTACAGAGTCTCCGTAAGCAGTAATCTCACCAGCATAGTCGGTGTTAGTAATAGCTTCAATAACAGACGATTTTCTAAAAAAGTTTAAAACCTTTTTAGAGTAAACCGAAGGTAAAAAGAAACTATTTGCCTGTGTTGCAGGTCCTGCATCAAAGTTACTCGTTGCGGAATTATCACTTCCCGCTTGGAAATATTGAGCCATTTGATATTCTCCTAAGTTTTTAGTTAATAGTTAATTATTTTGCAATTCTGCCTTCTTGCATAGCTTCACTTATTTCAGCTTCGTGCTTATCAAATTCAGCCATAGACATTTTTGCAATTTCCCTTTCAGTCCAAACTTTCTCTTGCTTTGGCTCTACACTAGTTGTTTTAGTGGAAACCATATCAGCAGCAGATTTCTTGGACTGTTTAGAATTTGACTTCTTCGGTGCAACATCCATACCAATATCTTTCTTAAATAAATCTAAAGCTCTTGAAGCTAGATCAGCATCGTCAGCATTGTTGTATACCCAATCTTGGATAGACTTTGGCTGCTCTTTAGCCCAACCATGAAAATCATCGCTGTTGCGAATATCTTCAAAATCAGGATGCTTATCCATCAATCGCTTTTCAGCATCTTTACGAATTAGTTCTTGCTCACG